CGAAATTGGCAACAAAGGGCTTTACATTGACGCACAAGGTAGACTATTTCCTTGCTGTTGGGTGGCCAATCGCTACAGCCACAATTCAGAGTGGAAAGCTATTGCTACCAAATTTGATTTGAATCGTCGGGCACTGGCTGATGCTGTCGCTGATGATTTTTGGTCAACAACATTTCAAACTTTTGGGTGGCAAGAGTGCCAGACCAAGTGTGCGGTAAGCAGGGTAGATAAAAAATATGCAACTGAGTGGTAGCATAATAAAATGATCAAAACACTGACTCCAACTATTGCTATGGATTTTGACCAGTTGACTCTATTGGCCAACACCCTGACTGATCACGAATATGTGGGATATATTTTCCACAAGTTGCTTGATAACCCAGACGCTGAATTTCAAAAAGTAGATCACTATGATACATGGAAATATCCCAAGTGTTGGCATGCAAGATACTGGTTAAACTATGTTTATCACGGCTATACACTCAAAGACGCCAGTATTTTAGATCTTGGCGCCAACTTGAATTTTTACAGCGCCTGGTGTTTAGTCAATGGTGCTCGCAGTGTTCATGCAGTGGAAGGAGACCCAACACGTCATCAATTGGGAAAAGAATATATCAGTCTTAGAAATCTTGAAAACAGTTGCACCACGCAACTGTCTACTATTAATGAATTTATAAAATCATATAACGGAGAAAAGTACGACGTGGTATTTCTTCAAGATGTGCTTTATTATCTTAACAATCATGTAGAAATTTTATCATTTGTTAAAAATGTTATAAAACCAAAATATTTCTTTTTAGAATCCACAGTAGTTGATGATGTGTCTGATGATGGGCATCTAAAAATTTGGTATCCAAGTGTTGATACCAAGAATATGCAATCGGTTATTGAAAATAACCGAAAGCCCTTGGGCATGATTCCATCTAGACTAGCACTGCGCCACATGATTGAGCACACTGATTGGAATATTGTCAGTTATTACGATTACAAAGATTTTGTTGGGCATGGCGAGTCGCCGCCGAGAAAAGCTGGTATGAAAGATTACTATTTGCTTGCAAACAATCATTTTTGACCAGGAGGCGAAACCAATGATAATTACTAGTCCATGGTATGGTTGTACGAAAACACACAGATTGAAACATTGCCCGAAGGTTGCGTTGGATTTGTCTATTTGATCACAAACACAATTTCAGGCAGAAAGTATATTGGAAAAAAATTAGCAAAATTTAGCAAGACCTCATACCGAGTAGTAAAATTAAAGAACGGCAACAAGAAGCGCAAGAAGATACGTGGCAAAATAGAATCAGACTGGCAGACCTACTACGGCAGCAACGAACAACTCAATCAAGACATAGCACAGTTAGGCAACGAAAACTTCACAAGAGAAATATTATACTACTGCGGGTCCAAGGCTGAATGCAGTTATATTGAAGCTAGAGAACAATTCTCAAGACGTGTATTAGAAAGCGACGACTGGTACAATGGACACATCCAAGTACGTGTACATGGCAGTCATATTAAAAATAAGATATGAAAAAAATTACTTTATTTGTAGGTGATTGCGACGAGTCTCTTGCCATTGCTGCCAAACAGCTTGACGGTGCAGCCGTGCTCATCGACAGCACCAATTATGAAAAATTCCAAACAGCAATCGGTGATTACACCGCGTACACTTCGTTGGCCGATTTACCAAAAAACCCTAAGATATTATATGAGTTGTTGCTGACCGCCGACCTAATCTATTATTGTCCACCACCACAGTGGAGTGATCAAAAAAACATAGACCTTGAAAATTTTACCAATTCCATGCAAGGTCTGACAGAATTTTATCTGCATGCAGTGAACAAAATGAAAAACAATGTAATTGGTTTAAATTTTTCTTTGTGCAAGCCGGACGATTACTTAGAGTTGTTGGATCTTCGTAAATCATCCAACAGTCAATTATGGGTAGTTGGATGCAGTACTACCGCCGGTGTTGGGGTTGAAAAAAATCAAACCTATGGATATTTGTTGAGTCAAAAGTTAAATTTACCCATTAGCATGTTGGCCACTCCTGGCTCATCCATATCCTGGGCAACAGATCAAATTCTAAGATCCGACATACAGGAAAACGACATAGTTGTTTGGGGATTGACAAGTGAGAATAGGTTAACTTTCTGGGACGGAAATACAAAATCTGTGAGCCATTTGCTTCCTAATAACCACAAGTACAATACTGATTTACCCAAGTCCTTGATTGAAAAATTACTTGTACACAAAACCAATTTTTTTACATCAGTTCAAAGAATTTTTGAAGTGGTAAACTTTTGTAAAAAAACAAAAGCCAAACTTTTAATGTTTAACGTTCATTCATCTGATCTTCTTAATATTAGTCTTTGCAATACAAAAGAATTTTTTATCTATGTCCACGAACCTTACACCTACGCAGATACAGGCACAGACAACCAACACCCCGGCCCTATACAACACAAACTTTACGCAGACTTTTGTCAACAACAACTTAAAAATCTCAACTACATTTAACAAACATTCTGACTCTGTTTGATCGAGGCAGCTCGATCCGCAAGGAGGAACGGTGAGATACCCGGTCCGGATAATCTTGTGTGTCAAAGGCAATTGCTAACTTAAGGCAACAAATGGTTTGAGCTCTGTGAAAAAGACACAACTCATGCTCGCAGGACTTGGTTCTTCTCGGGTCGCTAGGGTTCCGTTGATATGTGAAGCTTGAGTAGGGGGTACCGGTCAACCGCCTCCGTGTAGGAAACTACAATCTCATTAGAATGAAGTGACTGCTCCGACTCGGATAATGCAACTCTTTTCACCCGGCAACGGGTGAATTGTGACCACAAGATCTGGATAATACGGAAAAACAACGATTGATGAGCGATAGCGAATCAATAGATCTCTTAGAGATCTCAAATAAGACTTAACGATTTGCCTTTACACTTCTTGAAGTAGCATCTGGCTCTATAGTGAATTTAAACACTTTAGTGTTTCCATTAGCAAGTTCTGCTTCTATTCTAAGTTCTCCAGAATGTTTTAATATCTGGCTGGCTAAATTTTTAGTTTCAGTTGGGCTGCCAATTTGCATTGATTTAAAATTTTTACTGAGAGTTCCGTAAGTTTTTTTAACTGGTTCGTTTCCTATTTTTATTCTCATATTTTGTAAATAGAACCCACCAGTCGAGTTAGTTAACCCTAACAAACCTTTTTTTAAATCAAACCAAACGCCACTATTCCATTGTATATAAAGCTGAGCAGAACCATCATCACTTAATACAGCGGAATTTTTGCTCTGGACTTTGTCTGTCATTGGATCAACATTCTGACTATGCTTAAAAGGAGCTGATATAGCATCTGTTGCCGCTAAACCAGCTGTAGCACCCGCGCCCCTTAAGAAGTCTCTACGGCTGATTTCGTCCAGTTGATCAATGTATTCGCGAAGCGTTTTCATGCAAATATTTAGCTCAAAACCACCCTAAAACTGATCGGGCCAGTCTCGAAACAGTGCGTGCTGGATGTTGCCACTCACAAACTGATTGAAACTTTTGTGTTTGGTTTCTAGTTCTCCTTCAAGTGGTGCTACTCTGCGAAATGCTTCATCCATTTGGCCCATGTCTTTGAATTCCATCAGTATCATGAATTCTGGCAGGTCTGCAATGCTACGGAAACCCATTTTGCATCTGGTGATCCTGTAGCTCTGCATCTTGCCTTCTGCGATCAAATGGTCAAAAAAACTCTTCATTCCGTTGACCCAATCGATATCAGATATATCGCCTTCTTTGTCTGCCCAAATTGTGTATAAGTCTGCCATTATTGTTGTGGTCCTAGTAGTTCAAAGCCGTCAATGCCTTGTTTGTACAAGTGTGCCTGATCCAAGTACAAGTATTCAAAACCTCGATCTCTGTAGATAGCACATTCGGTTTTTAAACTCTCAATGCCCAGTCTGGCACGTGGATTGTGATAAGTCCAAGCAAATTGACTGGCCAACACATTTTGATCATCTAGCCGTTGCATCAAACTAAAAGCCACTAGCTCTCCGTTTTCTTTGTAACCAATCACATCAGTCATGGCATCAGTAAACTGACTATCAAACAAGGGCATGACTGATGCAAAGTGTTTGTAGATACAGTAGGTACGATAGATATCTTTGAGCAAGGGTATGTTGGGCTCACGCAGGTACTCCCAGTCCACCATAGGCTCATATGTGGTTTCCTGCAGACGTATCCTGGCGTATTGATAGGTCATGCCCTGGGATCTTGTCTGTGTGCAAATAACTTGTGTAGATAGTCTTTGGGCCAGCCGTGATAAAAATCCTTTTGCGCCACTAGCCGGGCCTTGGTATTCAAATCAGTGAGATTCTGCACCAGCGCCAAGGCATAGGTGCCTTGATTCATCGAGACTCCGTTGACCACTTCTGGCAAGTCAGGATGATCTTCCAGGGCCAACAAATCCTGTGACAACAAAAATTCTGTGTTGGCCGATTCTATCTGGATTGCAAATTGCTTGGCTGTGTAAACCGTTGATTCATAAACAAAAATTACCACGCTTTTGGCAATGCCGGTCTGCGACACGACTTTCAAATCAAAGTAAGGATTGACCCCTAGCCTGACTTCGAAGTCTCTGTCCAGTCTGGCTCGTCTGGCATACGGGCATGGGGGCCAACCGCCTAGCTCTGGATGCGGCACTTCTAAAAAGTTGGCCATCCAACGTTCTATATCGTATTGTACTTGTTCAAGATCTAACATGTTTTAGAAGAAAGGCAGGCCGGATTTTTTGGTTGTTTCTAAATTTTCTTTGACGATCTCATTGACGATGCTACGATCAGATTCACTCATCTGCATGGCTTCATCGTATGTGATCCCGCCTCGCATGTACCAACACAATTTTAAAACATCAAGCCGTATGTTGTGTGTTTCTTTGTCCATGGCATCAATGATTTTACTGATGCTGTCGGAATCCAGTACTAGGAGGCGATTTCGAAAAAATTTGACATGTCAAGCGTGAAACTTTGTTGGTATTGATTGGAGCAAGAACTGCAGGTAATTGCAATGGGTTGTAGATCGGTAGCTTCCCGCAATTTCATCACATGCTCTTTGATGGTTTCAAACTTGCTTTTTTCAATGTTCAACAAAAATTCTTCAATCTGCACAGAATCAGTGACCATGGCATCGTCGCTTTTGATAGCATTGATAGATGCGGCTATGCTACGCACAGTCAATTGGGTAATTCGTCGGAATGCCTCACCTAGTCGACGCATTTTTTCTTCTTCGGCGATCTCAGAATCGTTGACCATTTGTACAATTTTTTGATCTTCAAACTGCACACGCCCAACGTCGTTGATTTGTCGATAGGTCATGGGCACAAAGTACACAGTGAGATCACCCAAGGTCAAGGGCTGATCATAATCGGGCATTTTGATATTGTCCAGCACCACACGTAGATCCACGGACAGTTCTTCGGACTCGCTACATTTTGGACACTTGCTGGCAATGTCCATGCTATGACCGTAACTGGCCAAGCGTACAGCAGCCAACAAGGCATTGAGGTCCACAGCAGGGACACTCCAGGGATCGCGTATGTTGGGAACACAACTGGAAATTATCTCAGTTATGGTCGACCCGTTGAACAAGGCATCTGGAGTACGAGTGATAATCTCGTCCACAGCAGTCATAGGATAAACTGGCAATTCGCCATTGGGCGGCATGCTGATAGCCTCGGGCGGATAGAATTTTCCGTTGCTGGGCAGTCGCAAATGAATAGCCGGCTGTCTAAAGTATTTGCGTAAAGGGTTGTCTGTTTGTGTCATTTTTCGCCACCATAAATATATCTATATTTATTGGATGAAAAAGCATGGCTGATGAAAACCAAGAACTGCAACAACTAGCGCAAGCGGTACGCAATGCCATGCAGGGCCTCGACGAGGCCACCAAACAAGCCAGCGTTGGGCTAGACGCATTTGGCAAAGAACTCAAAACAGTGCCAGGCCAAGTGGCTCGAGGTCTAGGTAGTTTTGCCAAATCGGTTGGGCAAGGCGATACCAGTTTCAAAGCACTCAACACCGTGGTCGACATGGCTGCCAATGCCATGGCTGGCCTGGCCAAGACCATTCCATTTGCCGGCGAAGGTCTAGCAGCCGGAATCAAGGCCACAGCAGAAGCCAGCAAATTCATGCTGGAGCAGATGGATCAGACCACCAAGGCATTCAATGATCTCGGCAAGGTAGGAGCCCTCACTGCCACAGGCATGAGTGGCCTGCAAAAACAGTTTCTTGCTTCCGGCTTACAGTTAAACACCTTTGTCAAACAGATTTCTGAAAACTCTGTGGCCCTGGCTCGATTCCGTGGCCTCACTGGAGAAGGTGCC